AAATAAAAGGCCATACACTAAAATGCTTAAATTTTTAAAAGTTTTTATTTTTTGGCTAGGATTGGATACAGCTCTCCCTGAGGAGGGGGAGGAGAAAAATTTCAAACTTCGCATTTCCACAAGACCAGTAATTACTCCCATATCTTGTTTTATAGATAGAAGATAGTTTCAGTAGTATCGGAGAAAATCCCATATATGCGTGCTTTGGGCAATCCAACGTCTGACCCTTTCAGCAGAACGATTCTCACGGGTACTGTCTGGGTGATCCCTTGTTACCAAGAGCTACTGTGTTAATATATGGACAGGGAAGTATATGGTACAAGTCTTTTTATCTGAATTGTAATTGCATAAAAAACAGTTCAGATGAAAGTTCTTGCATGTTATTATACCATAAATGTATAATAACCTATGAAAATATATAGATTAATCATTGGAATTAACGAAACAACGGAAGAAGTTGAATTTTTAGAGGAAAGTTTTGAAGAGGATGTTCCTTATTTCGAATTAGACGGGGTAGATATCCTTGAAAGTATTGATTCTGATGAGTTTGAACTAGCACTATCTCTCAATGGAGGCGAGATAGGTCTTACATGAGGCATTATAAAGTGAAGGGCAGGAATCATGTAGTGTACGATTCCTATAATGAGATTCCTTCAAATATTAAAATAAAATCCGATTGGAGATCTTCTGAAGTAGGAGATTGGATTATAGCAGATGACGACTGTATAATCCAGGTATTGCGTAAAGGTTCTATGTTGAGAGATAAGGGGAAGGATAGAAAACGTGAGTGGATCGGCACGTGTACTGGAACGTTCATGTGCCGCCCTCACGTCAAGATGGACACTTCCAGAAGGAAGAATATCTATTCTTTTGGAGGTGAGATGTTTACTAGTGAGAGAATATTAACGAGGAAGAAGCTGACTAAGAATGAGACTCTATTTGTTCAGTATTTGGTAGCTGGGATGGCTCCTCAGAAGGCGTATATAAAGGCATTTCCTACTACTGATATCAGGTATGCAACACATCAATCAAGACAGTTAACGAAGACAGAGAGGATACAGACTGAAATGAAGAAGGAATTAAAACCGTTATTAACTAAACTTGGAATAGATGAAGAATATGTCCTGAATGGTATTAAGGATACAGCGAATATGGCAGAGAAGGAGGATGTAAGGTTGCGTGCATTATTTAAACTCTCTGATATACTGGATCTAGAGGATAAGAGTGTTGCAAAGGTTACCCAGCTTACAAGTGCTGTATTCCAGGGATTCTCTGATGATGAGATAAAGGGTGTTGAGAGGCCTGTAGAGATAGAATGAGCCCCTATAAATCTCCTCACAAAATGCTATCTATTACTAAGGAGGCAATAAAGGCATTATCTCCATATGGATGGAGCAAGGAATCATTGGATGCTACATATTCGATGGCTATAGACGAATTGGGTTTTGACCCATCTATGGTGAATAAAAGAAATGCAGCTTTAATGGCTCTAAAGATGTATTCTAACTATTTAGTTACTGGGAAAAAAAATCCATTAATAGAAAGAATCGGTAAAAAATTATATAATATACATTGGGGTATAAACAAGGAAGTAGATACATCTCCCAGTGCTGAAAGAGATAGGAAATACGCTGTGGGTTGGGAAGATGGGACAGAATTAGGTGATTATAGTATGGACGATTTAAAGAATGATATTGTGAGCATAGATGAAAAGTACAATATATACAATGATAAAGGCATGGATGTCATAAATACAATTTTAGATAGGAGTCTGGTAAATAGAGATACTTTAAGAACTTTATATGACGATAAATACAAAGAAAAGTGGCAGGATGAATAGAAAGCGTAAGAAGGAAAAGTATGAATCTTATTGGGGTTTAATGGATCTAGTGGAGAAGGTTGTATTTCTGTTAGGGATACTTACAATTGTATGTTATGTTAAGTTTATCTGGGTAATATAATGAGTAATTGGATGAGTAATTGGCTGGATGGCTACGGAAGCTGGATCAACACCTATACTCTTCCACCAGAGGAAACAGTAGCAGAATCGACTGCAGGACAGGATTTAAATAAATTAATCTCAGACATAAAGGCAATACAAGCACTAAAGGTACCATATGAGGATTATGTTAATGTTATGCCTCCTAGGACGAAAGAGGAAATGGATCAATATTTCAGTATACGTCCAACTGTTCAAGCTGATGTAAGAGGAGGACTAGCACGATGGGCTGACGAAATGTACGATCAAGACCCATTAGGGGTATTGGCTACTGTAGCTGATATAGTTCCAGGAATACCCTTCCATGATATTATAGATCCTCCTCCAAAATCAAGAGATGAAGGACCTCAGAATATAAGAAAGGCTCTTAACAATCTTTTTATGGCATCTATGGTACCATCACTACCTGGGATGGTACGAGGGGTTCCTGGATTTATGAAAAATATTCCTAAACATGTAGGTGGAGTAGTTACTAATATAAAATCTCCAGTTACGTATGGATTCAATAGACTTCCTTGGAAGACTAAAAGTCCCCATATAGGTGACTATAGTATACGTGAAGCTTTAGGCGCTATCAAGAAAGATGTACCCTATTGGAATCCTACAATGGATCCTATTCCAGGCACAATGAACCCTCCAGTATATCGAGCAAAAGCAGGATTCAGAGATTTCTATAGTGAGCCTACGTTATTATCTGATGTATACAGGGCCAGAGAGGTTCCTTACCGTATGTATTTTGGATTATCTCCAAGAAATATGAGATTTAATAGGGTAGGAAAACCTCATACCGATGAAATGGGACGCTTGCCCAAATCAGATTCATCTGATTTAAGGTTTGAATTAGTAGACGATATTCCGATACCTAAACTGAGTGCTATAAATGCAGATGGGACTCTGAAATCAAAAATTGAGTTTGAAAGATCGAAATTTTTCCCTTATACAAATCGTAAAAGGAAAAAAACCAAAGTAGGACCTATTTATAAAGAGATATCTCCTGGGGTAATAGATTTTAATTACAAGGGAGACTATACAGGATTGAAAATGAGACAAAAGATAATAGAAGACATTATCAAGTTTAAATCAGGAGGATCTATAGAGGAACTTAGTGACGTTCATGCTGTAATGGGTGGATATAATTTAAAATTTAATCCAAAAACTAAATCTTGGATTTATGAGGACAAATGGGACTTTAAAATAAATGAAGGAGAACTAAGGAAGGCTTTTAAAGCATTTAAAGAAGGAAAGGAAATAAATTCCCTTGGACAGGAAGTGTCAATACCAGTATTTGATCGGGTGAAGCTTTTGAGTCATAGGTTAGGATCTATGGGATTAAGGAAGAGTATCGATTCAATAATAAAATTAAATAAGGAATTAAAACCTGTAACTATAAGAGGTGAGATACTTGACAGTGAAGTAGCTGCTTATTGGAATGCTATTTCGCGAGCAGATTCTCCTTATAAAGGAGTAGATGAGATTCTACCAGGGATTAGCGAACATTGGCGAAAAGTAAGTCATAGAGTAATGAAACAACATAATTATCCTGGAGGAATTGGAGGAATTAAATTGAAACCATACGCGAAAGGATCTGGATTGAAAGAGTCTCTAAATCCTTATTTTCCTCATCATGTAGATAATATAATTGGGAAATTACCTGAAAGCAGAATAATTAGATGATTAAATGAACATAAACACACAAAATGTAACCAGAGCAGAAGAAGAGTTAAGGCTTGCAAGTAAGGACTTAATAGCCTTTGGTAAGTTATTTCTGCCAGATGACTTTATGCGTTCAGAGACTCCGTTCTTCCATTATGAGGTAACGGATAAATTAATGGACAAGTCTATAAGACAGTTGGCTGTTGTGTTACCAAGAGGGCATGGAAAGACTATTCTTACGAAGGCGAATATATTGCATGAGTTTGTATTTACAAAAGAACCTTTGTTCTTTGGATGGGTAGCAGCAAGTAGTAAGATATCAGTACCCAATCTAGATTATGTAAAATACCATTTGGAATTTAATGATAAATTCAGGTATTATTTTGGAGATTTAAAAGGAAGGAAATGGACAGAAGATGACATTGAACTCACAAACGGATGTAAACTTATCTCAAAATCAAACCTCTCTGGAATCAGAGGTGGGGCTAAATTGCATAAAAGATACGACCTTATTGTCTTGGACGATTTTGAAGATGAAAATAATACCATTACACCAGAGTCTCG